CGGCCCGGTTTGGTGGAGTCAGGTAGACCGGGCTGCCGAGGTAGGTCGCCGGGGATGATCCCGTGATCCCTGCCAATGGTTCGAGCGGCTCAATCTGGATCGTGAGACTGGCCTCGGCCACCGCGGCGGACGGGCGGGTGATCCGCACCGGCGAGGACAGGCGCCCGAGTCTGGCCGGATAAATGTGAGTCCCTGCCGGCCATTCCTGCGACGTGGGGCGGGACAGGGTGATGCTGCCGCCGGACACCCCAATCACCTCAACGATCTCATGCTCGTAATCATCACGGACCAATGCGGCCAGGCTGTTGGCGGTGTAGTCGCGCAGGGCTGTAACAACCGGGACGCTGGTACTCCCAGCAGCGAGGGTCGACGACAGGACGCCGGGGTCTGTCCAGATCGGGACGGCGAATGTTCGGGCCTGCCAGCCCCAGACGGCGGCGTCGAGGCGGGCGGCCGCGATATCGGTGAGCGTGACCGTGTAATCGAACTCGCGCCTTGGGATCGATCGCAGGCTGATGCGTTGCTCGGACCCGTTGCGCCGGCGGATGACGTCGGTCAGCCAGATCAGGCGTTCGGTGACCTTGCTGCGCCAGTTGGGGCGGAATGCCAGGCCAATGACCCGGCCGCCGGTGACGACCAGGACCGGGGATTGATCCGGGAACGCGAACGTATACCGCGCGTCGATTGTCGGCGGGCCGGACAGGCTGACAGCCAGGGTGTAGATCCGCGATTCGAGCGGCCCGAATGTCGTTGGGGCGCTATCCGGCTCGGTCAGGAGGAGCCCATCATCGTTCAGCGGCGTGACGCTGGACAAGGTTTTGCTGACGAACCAGGCGTTCCAGACCTCGAACGTCCGCTCCTGGGCCTGGACCAGATTGCCGAGTGCGATGACGCCGGGGACCAGGTGGATGCGGTCGTACCAATCCTGCCGCCCGAAGCTCCCGCCGAGAATCCCTGCCTGATTGTTGGCCTGCTGACTGACCGGGAGATTGATCGTGCGTGGCGATGCCCCTGGCGACAGGGCTCCGTCGAGATTCCGGAATGGGTAGTAGTCCGCCGCGTAGCTGTCGAAATTGCCCGTCACGCGGACGTGCAAGATCTCCTGTTCAGGTGTCGCGTGGAGGTGGCCTGCGAAAGTCGCCATCAGGGGCCATCGTATTTGACGGCATGGCCGTAATGGATTCCAGCAACATCGAGTCCACAACCCTTTTCAACCATCGGGAACAGCATCCACCTTTGCCCGCCAATGTCGATGATATCGGCCGCGTTGTGGTTGATGAGGTTGCAGTAACGCACATGCTCTATGCGCCCGAGCGGAGAGTAATGGCTGTCTGGTCGTAGCGCGAAAACCTCAATTGGCAAAAGCGTCATGAGCCCATTGAATGCCGACACGCCGCGATTCTGCAGCGGGAACGAGTGGTCGCTTGCCGAGGCAATGAATTGTATCGTTGGTGGGGGTGAGTTTGGGGTTGCTACGCCCGCAACGGCTCCCCCCCACACCTTCGAGTCGATTTCGGCGTGGATATTATCTGGTTGCGATAACTGTTGGTTTATCCCGCTCTGTACGCGCCTCCAGAATAGCCCTGGGGCGTTTGCTATGGAACTGATCTGCGCGGACATGTTGCCGGGATCTATTTGGAATGTTGTTTCGAAGCTCGCCGAATAGTACTCCCCACCGATGTAGGTCCCATATTTGAGCAGCTGCCCGAACGTGATGTACATGAACCGCGTTGGCTGGTAGCGCAGGACGCACATGATGTCGTCTGGGCTCGCGTGCGCGAAAAGCCAGTAGGTTGCCGGCCACGTTATAGCGCCAAACTGTCCGTCGCGCATCCATGGGGTTGGAGTATGCGTCGACGTTTGCGCGCTCCATGCGGCGCCAGGGTCGTAGCCCAATGATCCCTTCAGCCTCAACGTCGTCGCATCGGCAAACATGTTTGCGAATACAGTGCCTTTTTGCAGGCACAGTTCTGGGGTCGCCCACCGGTTCTCGGTCCACCCGTTGGCGGTGGCGAACAGGCGCAGTGTGTCGAGGAGGTTGACGAACGATGTGGCGGTGCCGGTCTGGAATGGCATCAGGCGAGCCTCACTGCGAAGTAGTCCCGGACACCGTTGCGAAACACGTTCTTGACCATCAGGTAATCCGTGCCGCCGATCTGGACGACGTCCTCAACCGCGGCAGAGTAGCCGGGGACGAAATACACGCTGTCCATGTAGGCATAGCGGTTGGGTCCGCCATCGTTAAGTTCGATCGGCAGCAGCGGGTAGCTGTCTCCAGGGGCGGGGCGGTAGTTGTAGAGCGTTGCTCCAGGGGTGGTCGGATGCAGGTCCGGGCTGATCCAGGAGCCGACGACATTGCGCATGGCGAGGCTGGCGGGGGCATAGGGGAATGCGCTGTGTCCGGCAGACGTGTCGGACCAGCGTGTGCCGGAGTCGGACGGGAGCGTGGCGCCGACCATGATCGGATAGGGGAACTGCGCCGGCGTGGCGTAGGGCAGGACGAGGCCGCCGTACATCACTTGGTAAACCGTTGAAATCTTTGCGACAACAATAAACCGCCGACCGCTTGCGACGAACCAATACGGGATCGACTGATCCCACAGCGCCAGCCCTCTGGCAGGGGATGCGCCAGGCTGGGCCGCAAATGTGTTCTCGGACACATAGCCGATGAATCCCCGGACGCGCCAGTTGAACCAATCGCTGGTGCTGCTGGCGTAGCGCTGTAGGCCGACGAAGATCTCATCCGAACTCGACAGACCGGTGCCCTTGACGATCAGCTCGGGGACATTCGTGGACAGGGCCAGGTTATTGCCACCGCCCGACCGCATCTCAAGTTCGCAGACCTCGGTGTAGGTTGCGTCGCCGTTGTTGGCGGTGATGTTCATCCGCCACCAGGCATGAGCGCTCGATGCCCCGGTGAACGTCCGGGATTCGTTGGCGGTCCATGCGGTCTGCCCCGTGACCGTGATTGCGGTTGTCCAGGTGGATCCGTTGTCGGAATACTGGAGCGTGAAATCCATGGGGGCGCGGTTGGGATTGCTGGCCCAGGCTCGGACGCGGAAATCATCGATCTCGACGACATCATCGAAGCGGACCTGAATCCAGGATGGAGTCGCTTGGCCCGAGAATGTCCGCCAGCCCACGTTGCCGCTGACAATGCCATCGAATGCATTGGCCGGCGCGTTTGATCCGTCCTGGCTGCTGCCGAGGTAGGGCTGTCCTCCAAGTGGCCCGACCGGTACCCAGCGCATTTCTGTCCAGGAATTTGCCAGCAGGAACGTGCGCAGCTTGCGCATCAGGTCCCCGTGTCCGCTTGCGGTGCCGGTGGATACGGCCATCAGGTTTTCGATTCCTCGATCGCCGCCTCGATCTGCTCCAACAGCCCCGCCTTGCGCAGGAACTCGACCACCTGCGCGTCGGTCACTGCCGGTTCGGGCGGCGCCTCTACCACCGGGCGCTGAATCTCACCCGGCATGTAGCAGCGGTAGGCGTCGTCGGCGTCCTTGATGATGGTCTCAGCGCCGAGTGATTCAGCTTCTTTTTGTGATGTTGCTTCGATCATGGCGTTACCCCACAAGCTCCAGAACGTAGGACTGCGAAATCATGTTGCTGATCCGGCTCGACGTACCGCCACTAGTGTAGGCGCCAGGGTTGGCGGCCAGGGCAACGGTGAATTGCGTCGAGGTTGGCACAGACAGGACAATCGCGCCATCGGGGATGTTCCATCCCGTAGGGGTTACGCCAGCCGTCACCGTCTTATCCCCAACCGCGAGCGTATGCGCTGCTGCGGTGTTGATTGTGGCAATACCACCCGCCCATGTGGCGGAGGAGATGTTCACAGGGGTTTCGGCGGCGGATTGCATTAAAATATCAACCCACCATTGCTGAGAAAAGTCCACGGTAATGGTTGATGTAAGCACACCAAACGTATAGGTGTCTGGTCTGCTCGTCCACCTCGGGTGCGCCTCACTTCCATTGGATTGCACATTAAGTGATGCACCTTTGCGCCCCCCAAGCGCGGCGCCTGAATTGTTCGCCTGGCTATGCCACCAAACCCCCCCGTTGATTTGCCCCTGGACAGCTCTAATGCTTGTACCAATACCGCTGTGGCTCACCTCCGTGTCCATTTCAAGCCGCATCCCGGCCCGCACCAACCCGCCGGGAAACGGCCCGATGGTCTCGGCAACTGCATCGGCCAAACTCTGCACCGTCACCGGATTCTTCGACCGCATCGCAAGCACCTGCCGCCCGCCACGGGGGCGCCAACGTCCAGGTGCAGCGATCAGTTCAATTCCAGGCGCAGGGCCTACGTCCGAGGCGGTATAAACCCGCCCGAGCACGCTATCTGGATTCGGTAATTGCGCAAATGGCAGCGCAGGCGGTTGATATCCTGCACCAACACGCGCCCGCTGCGACTTCATGACGCCGCCGTTCATGTTGCTCATTGGCTGATCCTCATGACGGCGGTCCCGGACGTGTAGCCGCCGGTCTTGATCCCTGCGCGGTAGAGTGCGCGGGTCTCTGGCTCGAATCCGGTGTCTTGGATGTTGGCGGTGTAGCTGGTCACGTCCAGCCAGGTGGTGCCACCGTCGAAGCTCCGCTGGATGAACACGGTGCCGGCCCAGGTTCCGGATAGGCTGAAATTGAAGTCACCGAGAATGTACACGGCTGGCGTGAACGTGTTCTGCGCGCTGATCGATGCAGATACGGATTGCTCGCGGTATCTGCTGGGGTTCTGATGGATTTCCACTGCTATTTCCTCACCTGAGCATGTTTCGGTTGCGCGACACGATGTTTAGCACGACTTTCTCACCTTCGCCGGTCGCCAGATAGTCGCCGATGACCTGCGTATCGAACAAGTTGATGTTCTTGAGCGTCACAGCTTGCTGTCCGCCCCCATTATAGCGGTGTCGCGGGTCGTTGCGGGTCAGGACTTCCTCGTTGCGGCGCAGGACGGCGGGCAGTTCGTCGGCTGCGAGGCCGGCAATACCGCCCGAGTGGTACCGCGGCGCGTTGCTGAATGCGATGGCCGGCATCATCCGCGCAGCCCCGCCAGATCCCACGATGCCGCCGGAATGGAACAGACCGGACAGAATCCCGCCGGCTCCACCAGATCCACCTGCACTTGCGGCGGCCAGAATTGCCGCGGCGGTCTGTGCGCCGGCCACAATGCTGGCGGCGGTCGCGGTGCCGCTTGCGGTCAGGGCCGTGGCGCCCGTCACGGCGCCGGTGGTGATCGCTGTCCCTGCGGTTGCGCCACCGGTCGTCAGCGCTGCGGCTGCGGCGGTCGCTGCCGCTTGCTGGGCGGCTGCATCGGCCCCGGAGTTGGTCCCAAACGAGAGGACGTTCTTGAACAAATCCTCGGCGCCGATGGTCTCGAATATCCGCGCGGCCAAAGCCTCGCTGGTCATCTGGCGCAGAACGTTGATGAACCCTTCCAGCATCCCATGGAGTCCACCCTGGAACGGGTCGAACAGGAAATCCGCAAACGCGGTCTGCATGTTGCGCGCCGCCTGGACGGCGAACTCGCTCATCTGGTCGGTGGTTTCCTGCGCGGCCTGCTGCTGGTCGTACAGGGCACCGGAGAGGGTGCGCACGGCCTCGATCTGCTCAGCCGTTGCCTCGGTCGACAGACGGCGCACAGCCTCGTCCTGGGCTCTCTCCCGAGCGCTCAGGCCAAGCAGACGGATCTCATCGCCGAGGCTCAGGAGATATTCGTCATCGGCCTGTTTCGCCTCGCGCCGGGCTTTGGCCTCTTCCTCAATCGCCTTGCGCGTCGCCTCAAGCGCTGCTTCCTCGTCGCGCTGCTTGATGATCGTGTCGGTGAGTGCCGTGGCCTGTTCGATCGTGGCCTGATTCGCGCCGAGCTGCTGTAATTTATAGATCTGGATCTGCTCGGAGGTCATACCATAGGTGGCGGCCTCCTCCTGCAGCGCCTTGATGATCCCCTCGATGGATTTGATGCGAGCCTCGGCCTCGCGCTCGGCGTCGCTCTTTCCTGCCTTTGGCTTAGTGGCTGTCGGCTTTGGGGGGGTGCCGGTAACGACAACAGGGGGGAGAGTCTGGACTGGCGGTTGAGCGGCTCCAGGTTGCCCCTGGATGCTTGCGCCTACGTCATACCCCTTGAATCCGCCAATCACGGCGCCAACAATTCCGGCCCCGGCGGCTACCTGCGGACCGAGCACGGAACCCAGCAAAGTCCCTGTGCGACCGCCTGCAACAGCGCCGGAGATTGCGCCGATGAGTGGGGCGAGTTCGCGGAATTTGGCGATGGCCTCACCGGTGAGTCGGATCAGGTCACCGAGCGCGCGGCCGAGATCTGCGAGTCCAGCCCTAACCTGCGGATCGTTCAGCGCTGTCGTGAAATCCTTGAGTCCGCCTGTAAGGCCATCCATGAATCCGGAGTTTGCGAATGCGGCCTTGGCCTCGAATACTGCGGTCTGGAATCGATTGATCTGGGCCTGCGCGCTCTTTACCGCCTCTGGTAGAGCCGGGCCGAATGTTTTTCGCAGCTCTCCGGCGAGGGCTGGCAGCATCTGCTCTGCGGTGATCTGGCCCTGCTCCAGCATCTTGCCGAGTTCGGCCGTCGTGACTCCCATGGCGCGGGCCGCGAGCTGGAAAGCGCCAGGTAGGCGCTCACCCAGCTGGCCGCGCAGCTCCTCGGCGGAGACAGTGCCCTTTGAGATCATCTGTTGGATTGCGAGCAGCGCGCCTGTGGTCTGTTCGGCCGACAGACCCATGACCGTTGCGGCTTCGGATACCGCGGAGAAGATGTCTCTGGCCCCGGCTCCTTCCAGGGCGGTTCCTTTGGCGGCGGCGGCAAGGGATGCGAATTGGGCGCCGGCTGACTCCAGATCCAGACCAAGGCGCTCCGCCTCTGAGCGGACAAATGCCAGCTCCGCGGCTGCTCCTGATGCGCTCCCGGTCGCAGCAAGCAGTGCGCGCTGCATGCGCTCCAATGCGAGGCCGGCATTTGCCGCGTCCTTGACAAGCCGAACGACTCCGAGGGCTACCAGTGCGCCCTTGAGTTGCAGCAGCGTGCTGGACAGCCCAGCAGACGATGACTGCATGCGGGAGAGTTGCCGGCTGGTTTGCTCCAGACCATTGGCGGATTCCTTGCCGGCTGCGCCGAGCTGCTTTACATCGCTCTGGAGTCCGGCGATCCCTTTACGGGCGGCAGATACGTCTGCGCGTATGCGGAGTGCGAGTTCGAGGTCGTTGGCCATCAGCCCCCCCGCAGGCGCTTGAGGATGTCAGGCAGATCAGTTGATCCCATGGCCACGGCGATTCCTTCTATCAAGTCGGCCTGTGCGGATGCGCGGCGCTGGGCCAGGGCCTGGGAGAATCGCCGGATCTGCCGCCAGGTCAGGCGTTCGGCGATGTCTCGGTGGTCTCGACCGAATCCGCCTCCGATGAGTTCTGCGAAGAGACCGGCAAGCGAATCATCGGGGCCATCATTGCCGCCAGCATCGGCCGTCGCATAAAAAAAGCGGCGTTGGCTCTCCAGGCGGCGGCTTGCAGGGTCAGGCCATCCTGATCGGATAGCCCAGACAGCCATTCCACGCCCTTCCCGGTCGAGGCACAGATCAGGGCCTGCCATGCGTCCTGATGCTCCGTCAGCATGTCCGACAGCAAGGCTGCCTCGTCATCCCCATCCTGTGGGCTGATGATCCTGCGAACGGCCTCAACGATTGGGGCGAGCATTGGCATAGCCCGCATCCCATCGGCCCAGCGCATCTCGCGGACCTCGACTGTCTCCCCGGCGATCTGGACCGTGGAGACGTCGCCAAAAAGGATGTCGGTGTCGCTCATGCCGCGCGTCCGTCGACGTAGACCTGCCCATAACCGCTCCGGGTGCTGATACGCAGCTGGAAGCTCATCTGCAACACGGTATCGCGGGACTTCCAGGCCAGCTCGCCGTCAGGGGCCAACTGGACCTTGGGGATGTAGACGTCGCGGTTGGGGCCGGCGGTGTTGTCGGCGATGAACCGTAGCGCGCCGGTCTTGGGGCCGAGCTGGTCGGTCGTGATCCGGGCGCGGGTCTCGGCTGCTGGGGTATAGTCGACCAACACGGGGAGTGCGTCCGTCATGGTCCCGCCGACGATCGGGCGGAATCGTGCCATCACAGCATCGAGCTCGTAATCCGTGCCGGCGGCGTAGGTCGGAGTCCCGCCGGTGCCGGTAATCACGACGCTGGACACGTTGCGCACACCGCCGGGATTGCTCTGGCTGGCTCCCAACTGAATCCAGCGGTCAAGATACGCGGTGCGGGCCTCATCGGCTACGGGCGTGCTTGCCTGAGTGACAGTAGATTTTGCGCCGGCGACGAACAGGGCGATGTTGTCGATTTCCACATCCTTTACCGTCAGCGTGCCGCCGCGGTTGACCTGGGTCGTGATGTCGAGGAGCTTCTCGGCGATCCGGCCGTCACTCGACCAGTCCTCCAGGACCTCCGGGGTGACGGTGATCGAGAATCCGGGCGTCTCAGCGATGTAGCGCTCGCCACCCGCCAGGACCCCGTTGGCGTTCTCCAACTCAAAATAGATGCGGCCGGCGCCGAGGACGATATTGGCCATGATCAGGTCTCCTGTTTACGGGTGGCGCGGGGGCGCGTAATGGGTTCGATGATGTGGGCCAGGCGCTCGGCCTGATCAGGGCGTAACTCAACCTTGTCGCCGGGGCGGTATTCGATGCCGCCTTTGATCAACGGGGCCTTGAGCTTGTACATCATTTGATGGCCCTCGTGATGACGGCGTTCATCTGCGCGGTGATCTCGGTGGTCCAGCGCTCGGCGATGACCTGGCGCAGCGCCGTCTGCACCCGGGCCTGGGCGAACACCCGGGGGATCGACGGGCCGAACCGCTCATAGATCCGCTGCCGCATCTGGCCACGATAGCGGCCCTTGGTCATGACGACCTTGGGGCCTTGTCGGGCGAACACGCCACGGTGACCGCTCAGCATGGTGGAGATGAACGCGCTTTGCAGGGTCTTGCGGCCCTTGCCGATATCGTAGCTGGTGCCCGGCCGGGTCTGGCGGGCGCGGAACTCGATCAGCGGGATACGTGCGCCGCGGGCAATAACCTGGCTTTCCAGTGTGGCGCGGTTGGCCCTGGTGATGCGCATGGCGCCACGAGCAGTCCCGACCTTGACCTTCATGTCCTTGGAGATTTCCCGCGCAGCACGAGCCCGCACAGTCGTTGCCAGACGGTTCAGTGCCCGCGATGCAGCCGCAGGGGCTTGGTCGCCGAGATTGCCAAGGGCTGCGGTGATGCGGGTGATGTCTGGGACGGTGTCGATGGTGATCATGTTGCCGCCGGGTTGCCGCGTGTCTCGAAATAGCGGACGGTCACGTCTACTGCCGCCACCACGGTTTGTTCTCCAGGTTCAGGGAGCGCGAGGCGAGAGCCGGCATATTCCGGCGTCTCCCCGATCCGCTCGCCTGCCTCGATAACTGGCGCGAGCGTCTGAAACAGGGCGCGCTTGATGTCTCCCATCAATGCAAAGCCGAGGTCAAGCGGATGGTCTGCGTCCTCCGGGATCGCCTGGCCGATGACGCTCAGGCGCAATTCATTGCGGACCTTGGTTTCGAGGCCCTCAACCGGGGTCTCGGTGTCCGCGTTGTGCCGGGGATACAGCACAACAACCGGACCTGCCTCCAAATCGTCCGACGATGTGATGATCCGCCCGCGGTAGACCCGCAGGCCGGCATCGGTCTCGTAGCCGTTGACGACCTTGATCTGCGCAAGCCGGGTGGCCAACACCAGTGCGATCCTCTGGGCAATCGTGATCACGGCACAACTCGCTTGACGATGACGGTCACGACTGTTTTGTCGTCGCCTTCGAGCGCCTCTACGGTCCAGGTGTCTGCGCCGATGACGATCGTGGCCCCTCGGACAGGGGCAGGGACATCAACGGCCGGCATCCGTGCCAGGACAACGCGCTCGATGTTCATCGAGTCGATGCGCTGCCGTGTGACGTGTTCGATGGCCGCAATCGTTGGCACCGACACCCCACCGGGCGGGGTGTAGATGGCCGGGGGGGCGAACTCCAGGATCAGGGAGCCCGCTGCCTGCGCGAATGCGGCATCGACGGTCATCAGGTTACCGTGCCGGGCACGCCGGTGAACTTGACGGTCATGGTCGTGACCCCGTTGCCTGCAGCCTGGAATGCAACAGCAGGCGGGCCGGTCACGTCTCCAGTGGCGGGGACCGCGGCGTTGTCGTCAAAAGCGGCGGCCGATACATCCCACGTCAGACTCTCGCCTTGAGCGATAACGGCGCCAGACACTTTCGGGACCTTGTAGACCCCGGAGATGGCGATGCTACCGCTTGCGGTTGACGCGATATCGACCAGGGCGACGCCCAGGATGTTCCCGGCCTTCACGACCTGCCCGCTGACCACGGCGGAGCCGGTGCCGTTGGTCCAGGTCATGGTCATGCCGGGCTCGACGTAATTGTTTGCCATGTCGTAAACTCCTAATTAATCAGGCCCTTAGGCGCCATCGTTCTGGTAGGTTCCGCGGAAATCAATGGCGCCGACACCGAACGGCAGCTCCACCCTCCAGCTCAGACCGCCGGTCCGGAAGCTCTCCTCTTGCGTCAGCCGCGGCTCGCGCTGACCGTTGAGGAACACGACCTCAATAACCGGGTTGACGTTGGGATCTGCGAACAGATACCAGGGGGCCGTCCCGAGACGGGGCGAGGTGACGATCTGCTGGACCGCGTTGCGGACGATGT